CAGATAGCAGGCGATACCTACGGTACGACGGCTTACGCCAGGTGGCCGGGGAGATGAGGTGGTTCGAGAGGCTGAAATCATGGTGGAGCAAAAACTACGACGCCGCGAAAAATGACCGTCTGCGCGGGAACTGGCAACCTGTCGGAAAGCTCTCAGCAGAGGACACGGACCGGCCATACCGCAGCACCCTCCTTTACCGGGCGCGGGATTTGGAGCGGAATAACGACATCGTTGAGAGTGCCATCGGCGGGATCATCCGCAATTCCATTGGTGCAAACGGAATCATACCGCAGGCGCATGCCACGCGAGCAAACGGCAAACCGAACGAGAAAATCAATGATGCCATCGAGGAATTATGGCGGGAGTGGAGCAGACCGGAGCACTGCGACGCGTCCGGTGCGCAGTCATTCGCTGAAATCCAGTCAATGATTCTGCGTCGGCGCATTGTTGACGGTGAAATATTCGTCCGCAAAATCTACCGGCGCGGCGAGAAATTCCCGCTGAAACTCCAGGTATTCGAGCCTGACCAGTTGGACATGATCAAACAAGGTCCGCGCATCTACGAGGGCATAGAGGTGGATGAGTATCTGCGCCCCGTGGCGTATTATTTCCTGCCTGATGTTTTCGAGTCAAGCGGGATAACGGGGAAATCTATCCGCGTGCCTGCGTCCGAAGTAATTCATTTATTCAATAAGAAGCGCCCGTCTCAAATTCACGGATTAAGTGAACTTGCCATCATCATGAACCGCCTCAAGGACACCGGGGAATTTTTAGACGCTGAACTGGTGGCCGCAAGAATCGCCGCCTGTTTCGCGTTGTTTGTGACGAAGGCTAACCCAAGCGGATTCATGGGAACTGGCCGGTCTGACTTCGAGACGGACTCCAACGGGAATAGTTTGAAAACCATTGAGCCTGGCATGATTGAAATCCTTGCGCCTGGTGAGTCGATCATCGAGGCAAAACCGAACCATCCGAATACCGGCGCGTCGGAATTCGTAGGACTGCAGCAGCGTCTCTCGGCAGCCGGTCTCGGTCAGTCCTATGAGATGCTGAGCCGCGACCTATCCAAAGTTTCATACAGCTCAGTCAGGCAGGGACATCTTGAGGACAGAAAAGCTTTCGAGATGTTCCAGCGATATCTGGTCACTCATCTCTGCGTCCCGGTCTGGGAGGCGTTTTTAACGTCCTCAGTTCTGGCGGGACTGATTAAAATACCCGACTTCGAGCGGAACAAGGGCCGATACATCGGCGCACGGTGGATTACTCCGGGCTGGCAGTGGGTCGACCCGCTGAAAGAGGTTAACGCCAGTACCCAGGCTCTCTTAATCGGGGCATCGACGCTGGAGGAGATATGCGGGCAAAAGGGATTGGACTGGCAGGAGGTATTGCGGCAGAGGGCGCGGGAGTTGGAGTATGCCGCCGCCCTTGGAATCAATCTGAACACAGAACCGGGAAAGGAGGTTAATGATGTCGAAGATGAACCGGAAGAAGAGCAGGGACAAACCTGAGACCCTGTATCGGGAAATATCGATTGACACCAGCTCCATCGTCCAGGATTCGCGGACAGTGGAGCTTTCGTTTTCCAGCGAGGTGCCGTACCGCCGTATGGACTGGGACGGGAAAGCATACGACGAGGTATTGAGCCACAGTCCAGAGGCCGTCGACCTATCCAGGTTGGAAGGGCTGGGAACCATGCTGTTCAACCACAACCGGGATGAGCCGATAGGTGGTATCGAGCGCGTCTGGATCGAGGACGGACGGGGCAAGGCAACAGTCCGGTTCGATGATGACGCGGAGTCCGAGCGCATCTATCAGAAGGTATTGAAGGGGAGTCTTAAAGGTGTGAGCGTCGGTTATCGCGTCCACGAGTGGAGCCAGGCACCGGGAGAGATACCCGTAGATACCGCCGTGAAATGGGAACCGCTTGAAATCTCCATTGTATCCGTTCCCGCTGACGCATCCGTCGGCGTGGGGCGTTCAATCGAAACAGAAATTGATGAAGGAGGAATTAATGAAATGCCTGAAGAAAAAACTCTGGTGGTGGAGGAAGTTAAGGAAATTGATGTTGAGGCCGCCCGTGCTGACGCAGTAAAATCCGATCGGGCAAGGGTGAGCGAGATTCGGGCGCTTGAGAAAACATTTGACATGGACCTCGGACGGCACATCGACGAGGGAACGGCTGTTGAGGAGGTGCGGCGGTTGGTGCTCGACGAAATGGCGAAGGCGCAGGAGGGAAGTCGGGTTGAGTCTTACGCTCATGTAGAAACTGAAATGACGGATAAATTCCGCGACGCCGCACGTGACGCCCTTCTACTCAGGGCCGGTGTCTCCGTTGACAAGCCTGCTGCAGGCGCAGACGAGCTTGGAGGTTTTACTCTCCGTGAACTGATGTTCGAGTCACTGCGGGCGAGGAATCTTCCCACCCGTGGCGGGTTTAATGAGGCATACCGAGTGGCGATGTCTACGTCCGATTTCCCGCACGTCCTCGGAGCAGTCGCTAACAAATCCGTCCTCGACGGCTGGAACAACGAGCCTGAGACATGGAGCGCATGGGTGGCGACTGGAACCGTATCAAATTTCCATGTTCACGAGGCCGCACGTATCGGGGAGTCTGACGATCTTGACGTAGTGCGCGAGAACGACGAATACAACTATGGGGAGACCTCGGAGCAGTTCGAACAGTACCAGGTCCTCACTTACGGCAAACTGTTCGCCGTATCTCGCCAGGCAATCATCAACGATGATCTCGATCAGATCACCGAGGTTCCCGCAAAAATGGGCGCAGCCGCTTCCCGCAAAGTTTCGGACGTGGTTTACGCTGCCATCACGCTGAATCCTGACATGGGCGACGGGAAAAGCCTCTTCCATGCCGACCATGGAAACTATATCGCCTCCGGCGGTTCGGGCAACGGTGCACCGTCACTGTCCACCATCGGCGCGGCCATCCTTGCCATGAAGACTCAGAAGGACGTCAACGACAAAGCGCGTTTGAACATCATGCCGAAATTCCTGCTTGCGCCCGTGGCTCTGGAAATGGAAACGGAGCAGTTTTTCCTGACCTCACTCATCGGCGGCGCGGCTAACCAGAATAACCTCGCGAACCCCTACGCCGGACGGTTTACCCGCATCTACGAGCCTCGGCTTGACGACGCGCTTTCCACCGGCTGGTACATGGCCGCAGATAAGGGCAAAACCGTCAAGGCGTTTTTCCTCGACGGGAACCGCACCCCGTACCTGGAGAGGCAGCCCGGCTGGAACGTGGACGGTGTGGAATTCAAGGTTCGTATCGACGTTGGCGCAAAGGCCATGGACTACCGTGGGCTGTATTACAACTATGGCGCATAGGGAGGAATAGCTGATGGCTGAAGCGACTTACGTTGATACCGGCGAGGTGATTTTGTACACCACCGTCAACGCCGTGGATAAAGGAGACGTGGTGAACCTTGCCACGCGCATCGGGATTGCGGCAGAGGACATCGCCGCCCTCGGGACAGGGCCCGTTGCGGTGGAGGGAGTATATGAGGTTCCTGCAAATGAAACCCTCGTAATCTCCACAGGGGACGCTGTCTATTGGGATGTGGAGGAGGTTGCCGTCAACAAAACCGCAGATGATAACATCCCCGCGGGCTGGGCTGTTGAGGGATGCGGGAACGGCGACACGACTGTAAAAATCAAGTTGCTCGGATAGGAGGGCTATAAATGGCTGAAGGAACGTACATCAGGAAGGGCGACGTTATCACCTACACGAACCCTTCCTCAAGTGACGCGATAGTAAAGGGGCAGGTGGTGGGTCTCACCACCCGCATAGGGATAGCCGTGGAGGACATTCCTGCCTCCGGCACCGGAGCGCTCGCGGTAACTGGTGTTTGGAAATTCAAGGCAGAGAACGACGCCGCGTTCACCGTGGGGGCCGCTCTCTACTGGGACGCGGCCACGCACGAGATGACTGCCACAAACACCAGCGACACTCCGGCGGGATGGGCCGTTGCGCCGAAGGAAGAGACCGCGACCGTCTGCTACGTCAAAATCGGCTAGGAAGAGGGTGAGGCGTCGTGACTCTCAAGGATGTTATGGAGGCTGACGCCTCCATTTTTTTTGGCGATGGGCTGAGCGTTGAGGCGGAATACAACGGGCAGACCCTGGAGGTGATCCTCGAATACGGTGACGACCGCGCGTCCGGTAACACATTCTCAGGAGACGGACAGGCGGCACGGGCGAAATGCTGGGTTCGGGCGGCAGACCTCGACGAGAGGCCGGAGCCGCTGGACACCATAACCATAGATGAGGAGACGTGGCAGGTGGCGCGGGTGCTGGAGAGGGACGGCGGCATCTGGGGGCTGGAACTGGTGGGGAGGGAGACGGTATGGGGCTAACGGTCACAGTTGAGGACCAGGCCACACCGTGGCTGCAGTGGGCGATGAAAGAATTTCCCAATCTCCGGAAACGTGCTCTCAAGTCCGCAGGGTATTTCGGGCAGAA